TGTTGCGTTGCTTGCCTTTCTCGACAAGAGAAACAAGCGAAAAAAATAATGCCCACCCCGTCGGCCAACGGAATGGGCGCCTCTCACTGAGAGGTAAATAGACTTATTCGGTAGGCATCCACCTTTGGAGTGGGTGCTTTTCTTATGTTCAATATATCACAGTTTGTGATTAAGTTCAAGTGAAAAATCTTCCCTCAGCTCTTGTCTGCTTCTGGTCGCCTCAATTTATTCAGTTCTCCGGCCAGCTTCGTATCTTTCTCAGGATATAAGTGTGAATATGTATCAAGAGTTGTCTTTACAGATTCGTGTCCCAATCTCTCTGAAATTTCCAAGATATCAAAACCCATATTTATCAGCATACTTGCGTGACTATGCCTCAAATCGTGAACTCTAATCGGTGGAAGACCTGTCTTTTCTGCTATGCGCTTAATTTCCTTATCAAGAGCATGCTTTGTAAAATAGAATATTCGGTCTGTCGGCTGGATCCCGTAGAGCTTTGCAACATATTCTTGGATATCATCATAAAGGAAATCCGGAATAGATATGTTTCTCTTACTTTTCGGTGTCTTTGGTTCCAGGAACAGCTCCTGACCTTTTATCTTGGCATAGTTCTTGTTAATCGAAAGCCTTTTGTCCGGGAGAATATCTGCAGGAGTGAGTGCCAGAAGTTCTCCGGAACGGATACCGGTATAGAACAAAATATCAAAAGCAAGTTTTACAGCTGACTTCTGAATGTTACTTGAAAATACTTCATATTGTTCCTGTGTCCAGAACTGCATTTCCTCGGCCCTGCTCCGCCCGATACTACCTGCGGCTCTGCATGGATTGGACGCAAGGTTATAATGCTTCATAGCATAATTAAGTATAGCTGACATCTGATTATTTACAGTTTTGAGATATGTAGGTGAATATGGCTTTCCGTATTCATCGCGATAGGATATAAGCTCGTTCTGCCATTTTCTGATTTTAATAGTATCGATATCGCAGACTTTCAGCTTGGAGAAATACGGAAGTAGCTTGCTGTCGATTATATTCCTTTTATTCTCCATTGTAGTCGGCTTTAGTCTGTGGCTCATATCATCAAGATAGTTTTCTACCAAACTTGAAAACAGAATGTCGCTTGAATTGTTCTGCTGATCCAGGAATGTCTTTTCATATTCCTTAGCTTCTCGCTGCGTCTTAAATCCCCTCTTACATATATGTTTTCTCTCACCGGTCCAATCGGTGTAATAGAAGTTCGCATACCACTTGACGGTCTTTCCGTCCTTCAATGTGTACTTATAAGCAGGCATATCAAATTTCCTCAGAAGAATTTACAATGCGGGCAAGGATTTCATATATGTATTCCGGCTTTCTTGTTTCCAATGGGAATTGCTTATCACCAAACTGGAAAGCAATACCATTAGAATAAGGTGTTACTGCAGATAAAGAGGATATTTTCTTATCAAATGCCCCTTTATTTGCAGAGAATACAATTCTCTTGTTTGTTATGGATAAAACACCCTCTGTTCGCTCCTGTACATCACCTCTTATTGGAGCACCTTTTTGAGCGCCAATCCTATAAGACATTCCTTTTGCAATTCTGATACTTGCACCTCTGCTACCGCCAGAGTATCCCACTACAACATTTTTGGCCTTTACAAAAGTAGCGGTACCGCAATAATGACAAGTTTCACCATCGGAGAGCATGAGATTGGATTGGACTATTGGTAGTTCTCCGTTTGGGAAAAGCTGATTCTTTTTCTTATCTATCATGCGTTCTCCTTTTATCGCGGCCATGAGATACTGGAAAATGTCAATAAACCAACCAATACAAAACAACCCAAAGGTGAAAAGGTACAAAACTCCCATTCCTACTTTCTTCTCTCGGAATTTATGAACTCCTAACCATCCAAATAAAAGACAAATCACAAAATCTGTCCATGCAGCTGTCCATACCATCTAAAGTACCTCCTTTAAAATATTTGTCTGATTTGACTATTTTTTTTAAGCGCCTCCTCCGGTACCACTCGAAGGATAATATTTTTTTTCTTCGTCAACGTATCTTCCGTATTCGCCAGCTGCAACTGCCGAAATACCTTCTACGCACAAAACACCTGCCTTTGCTAATAAGTATTTTTTACATTCATCATCACATCGATTAAATGATTGGAGCAACATTTCTTCCTCTGGAGTTATTCGTTTTCTACGAGAGACATCAAGTAAGTAATCGGTTGAAACACGAAGCGCACCTGCAATTTTGATAAGGTCTTCTATCGAAGGACGTTGGTTGCCGTAAATATAAGCGTCTTTCTGTGTCTTATCAAAACCGGTTAGTTGCATAAATTCATCTTCGGTCATTTTCTGTTCTTTCATCAGATTCCGGATGCGTAATTTGAAGTCCTCTCCGAATTCAGATTCATCTAACATAAAGTTAGCATAGTTGTTACCACCAGATTTTTCAATTCCGAGAATATAATCTGCGGATACATCAAAGAAAGCGGCAATTTTTTTTAGCATATCCAAATCTGGTTGTCTTTTATTGGTTTCCCACATGGCAACAGCTCCATTGCTAACACCCAGTTCTTTGGCAAACTCTCTTTGATTCAGTCCCTTTGTATTGCGTAATAACGCAAGGACATTTCCTAATTCCATAATTAACACCTCTTTCCTAGTATATATCATATCACAAAATGTGAGCAAATAAAGCGAAAAAACAGTATGCTCACAAAAAGTTAAAAAAGTTCTTGACAAGCTAACTCTGTGTGAGTATACTTTAGATGTGCTAACAAATTGATAGCATGAAAGGAGGAAAACCAATGAATAATATCAAAACGTTAGCAGTTCTGAGGGCAGAGAATAATATGTCGCAAAGAGAACTGGCAAAAGTATTAAATATTAGCTCTGGCACAATAGGGATGTACGAATCAGGAAAAAGAACCCCGCCGCTAAACAGAGCTATTGCAATAGCAAAGCTTTTTAATGTTCCCGTAGAAACGATATCATTTTCCACCTCCAATTATAACAAAGAAGGAGAGGTGGAATAAATGTCAAATATAACAGCGAAGACAAGCTCCAATGCTTTTTATCAAGCACGTTGCAAGGCCTCAACACATAATGAGCAGTTGAGCAGCCGCGAGGGAGCAGCTGACATAATGTCGATAGACAGGGGCAGGTTATACAGGATTGAAAGTGGAGTGACAAATCCTTATCCAGAGGAAATTCACTTAATGGCTGATTTATACAATGCTCCAGAGCTTAGAAATTATTTCTGCAAAAACTGCTGTCCGTTGGGAGAAGATGTTCCGGAAGTGAGCACATCTGAATTGGACAGAATTACTATAAAGGCTCTTTCCTCGTTCAAGAGGTTAGACAAGACAAAAGAAATGCTTCTCGATATTACCGAGGACGGAACCATATCCGATAATGAAAAGCCGGAAATGGAAAAGGTTTTAGCGGATTTGGAAGAACTGGAAGGCATTACACAGAACTTGAGAATTTGGATAAAGAAAAATCTGTAACATGAGGTCGCTCATAGGCTTTGGATATATCGCTGAATGGAGCTGCGGGCTAGGAAGTTCGACGATATGTTTGAACAGTTTGAGTGACAAGCATTTGCAAGCAAGTGTATTCAAATGTATTCAAGTGATTGCAATAGTACCCGTAATCCAATCCAATACGAAATCCAAATCGGAATATGAAATACGAATGTATGCACCGAGCTATGACAAGCATCCTCGGTGCCGCAGGAAAGGAAGTGAGAGAGTGCATTTAGCAGAAAATATTAAATACCTTAGAGAACAGGATGGTATGACGCAAGAGGAATTGGCAGAACGGATAGGGGATATTACACCAAGTGCTATTGGAAATTGGGAATCAGGAATAAGAGAACCAGAGTTATCAAGAATTATAAAAATGGCAGATTTCTTCTCAATGTCTCTTGATGATTTTATTCTAACGAAACTTAGACCACCAGTTCCGCTGTATGTAACGAACATAGAGCATTTGCGTATGAAAAATGGCATGAAGCAGGAGGATATGGCAAACTTGCTTGGATTAAAAACTGGTTCGGCATATTGCAAGAAAGAAAATGGAAGTGTGCCATTTAGCATTAAGGAAATGGAGAAAATCAGTGATTATTTTGGAGTAACACTGGATCAGCTGGTTAAGAAAGATTTATCGAAAGGAGCGGAATAGCATGAGCACATTAGCAACAGCACCGGGAGTTTTAGGAGCAGCATTAACAACATACATCACAGCTGCGGATGTTATGAAGCTTCTGGGATGTAGACAAAATAAGGCATACCAAACAATCCGAGAATTGAACAAGGTTGCAAAGGAAGACGGACAGTTTGCCTACGGGCAGGGAAAGGCAAGTAAGTATATCTTTGCTGAAAAGTTCGGAATCCCAATGGATGTAATAAATTCGGTTATTGAAAACAACAGAGGAGGCGAATAGGAATGGCATATTACAGTGTTTGTTCTTCCTGCGGTTGCAATTTAGACCCAGGAGAGAAATGTGATTGCGAGAAAGAGAAGAAAGAAACTGAGGAAAGGTACGACAAGATTGTACGAGTAACACCAAAAACAGGTCAGATGGCATTTGTCCTTGACAGAAAGGAGCTTAGTTATGCGAAAGCTGCTTATTAGTTCGCTAGGGGTGGTTGGCATGTTGGTTATTTCAGCGTTTGCATTTGCAAGCTCGCAGAATGATGTACCGGTCACAGACAGCGAAACAGCAGGAACAGTAGAGGTGTTGGAAACGACAGCTGACATAGTTCCGATGGAGCAGGCGACTGTCAAAGAGCAGGAACCTACACCAGAACCGACAGAGAAACCGACGGAAGAACCATACCAGAGCAAAATTTACAGTATGGATTGGGGTGCCGAGGACGCTTATTTGCTCGCTAAAATCGCCATGGCAGAGGCAGAAAATCAAGACACAGAGGGAAAGGCTCTTGTGATATTGGTTGTGCTGAACAGGGTGTGGGACGATAGGTTTCCGGACACAATCAGAGAAGTTATTTACCAAGAGAATCAGTTCTCGCCGGTGCTTAATGGCAGATTTGATAAGGTCGAACCGAATGAGGACTGTTGGAAAGCTCTTGAAATGGTCCAAGTAGGGCATTGGGATAAATCCTATGGAGCTTTATATTTTGAGAGCAAGAGCCAATCTACTTGGCATGAAGAACATTTGGAATTTTTGTTCAAGCATGGAGACCATTATTTTTACACAGAGCAGGAGAGTGAGGAATGAGAAAGTGGAAGATAATCCGAGATTTAGTGATTTTGATATATACACTTGGAATCACATTTATGGTCGGAGAATGGGCGATTGATTTCGCATATTTGGAAAGGGGCTATCGAGCAGTTGGCGGGGAATACCTGCTGATACCTATGGTAGCATGGGTAGCCTATAAGGTCATTAACATATTTTTTGATGTATTGGAGGAAACAATTTATGCAGAGCATAGAAGTTGTAAAAAAGTCAGAAGTAGAAGAATTGCTCGGTTGCGAGATTACAGATGAACAGTTCGAGGAGGCTCTCGGATATGCAAGAAGAAAGCAGGAGTACATTTACCAAAGAGAACCAAGAGAAGTGGTTATGCAGCATTGGTATCTTGTAAAGCTGACTGAGGAATATGTCAGAAGTCTTGCTTTCTCAAAATTCACAATGGATTTGTGCCAGATGCGTCGCAATATGGAAAAAGAGCACCTTACACATTCGTGCAAAGGTACTCCATCAGCTACCCATATTGTAGCAGTTCCGGCTTTATAAATCAAGCAAAATTTACGATATGGAGGTAATTTTTTATGAACAATTCTACAACATTGGCTGAAATTCAGTCAAAGTATCAAAACTGCAATCTGCTGATACCAGCAGCTACATCAGTGCAGATTAACCCATTTTATAAGTGTACGGTTATGGAAGTGGTGGCAGATACATCACAGAATTCCGGAGATATTTTTAAGGTTGGCAACACCAAGGTCGGTGAAGAACACAATGGAAAGGCTGTTTACGCAGATGTTTTCTCACCTGCAAAGCCCTTGCTTATGAAGTTGGCTACCGCCGCCGGTATTCAGTTCCACCCGGAGTACACAACAGTTATCAGAGAAAACGAGAATACTTATGTCGGAAAGGCTTACGGAGCAGTAAGACTTCCTGATGGCACATTTAAGACACACGCAGAAACCAAGAGAATATGCCTTGATGATGAAGAATCCAAGTATCGCCTTGAATTTATGGATAAATCCATTATGGGTATTCGTGACTGGAGAGCTGCTAACGCTGCCGCAGAAATGTTCAAGGGAGAATGGAAAGAGGATCCGGAAAAGAAAAATCAGTGGGGCAAGCCGGAGAAATACTATGTGATTGCCGACTGTGACAGGGAAAAGTATATTGAGCGTTCTATGTTGGTTAATATGACACTCCTTAGAAAGACAGCTTCTGAAAAAGCACAGACAGGAGCAATTCTCAGAGTGGTAAGAGCTTTGCTCGGTATTAAAGGCACATATATGTTGGACGAGCTGAAGAAACCGTTCGCAGTACCGACGGTTACATTTTCTCCGGATTATTCGGATGCATCAGTAAGACAGGCAATGCTCCAACAGGGTATGAGTTCTATGGGAAATATGTTTGGTGCAAGTGCGGTACCGCCTGCGATGAATGCTCTGCCATTCTCACAGGATGCCTTTGAGGATGCGTTTGATCCGGAAGAAAATCTTGATAACCCAGCTTTCGCTTCGGAGATTACAGAAGAGGAAGATTATGCAGCTGATTATCAGCAGGGAACACATCAGGAGCAGACCTATCAGCAGACACCACAACCAAATCCACAGCCGGCACCGGAGCAGTCACAGGAAGATACAGGTTACTACTGTGACGGATGCGGAGCTCCAATAAATGAAAAGGTATATGGATATTCGTTGAATAAGTTCGGAAAGCCACTTTGTATGAAGTGTCAGAGAGGAGCGAAATAATGAAGATAATTAAGATTTCGACAGACCTTGAAATGACAATACATGAATTTCCGACGGGTACCCATGGAGAACAGAATGATTATCTGCGCGGGTTGATTGGAGAGGATTGCAGATTATATGAGCATGTAATGCCTATGAGATTATACACAGAGCTTCATCATCAGAACAGCCCTACGAAAGTGCAGGGGCAGTGTGTGAGTATGCTGATTGATGAAGAGGGATTGGTAAAAGAGAATATGGTACCAAACCTTATTGGCAGTTATCTTTATGAAGCAGATAAGCATGGATATCCGATTATGGGAAATATCCTCTTTGTCGGAGAGGAATGGACCGGTGACGGAATAGACTTTTGCGGAATAGAAGAATCCGTATTTGAGAAACTGGAACTGCAGTTAAACAATATGATTTTTGCAATGAAAGCAACGAAGGAGGCAATGGGATTATGAAGATTTTACATACAGCGGATTGGCATCTCGGAACGTTCCGAAGCCCTATGAAAGACGGAGTAAATCTCCGTACAGAAGATACTAAGCGTTGTCTTGATGAATTGGTAAAGGTGGCAAAAGAGGAAAAGCCGGACTATTCCCTGATTGCCGGAGATGTATTCCATGTAGGCCGCTTGTGGTCTGATAGATGTTGCAAGGAAGTTCTTACTGCAACTTACTACATCAAAGAACTTTCGGAAGTATCAAAGCAGGTAATTGTTATGAGAGGTACACCGAACCATGACGGAGAGGAACAGTTCAAGGTGCTTGAAGAAATGTTTGCAGACTGTGAGAACGTCCATATTGTGACTACTCCGCAGGTAATTGCCTTTGAAGATGTGGATATTGCGGTATTGCCTGGATTTGATAGGGGAGTGTACAGGGCGAAGTTTCCGGGACTTTCCAGCGAGGAAGAAAACGAGGTATTTACACAGGAACTTTCAAATATAGTTACTGGATTAAAAGCACAATGCGAACCGGGAAAGAAAAGTATCCTTATGGCACATTACACAGTACCCGGCTGCAATACGGAAAGCGGACAGACAATGATGCTGACACAGTTTGAGCCAATTATTCCGCAGGAGGCATTGACGGCGGCGGGATATGACTTGGTGGCTTTGGGACATATCCACAGGCCGCAGAAAATCTTGTCGCATGACTGGTACTATTCCGGTGCGATAAATGCCATGAATTTCAATGATGAAGGACAGGAAAGAGGCTTCTGGATACACCAAACGCATCCAACGGGAGTGTGGCAGAGTGTTTTTCATAAAACTCCGATCAGAGAGTTTGTTACTTTTAATTTTACGGATACAGATATTACTGCTATCAATCTTGGACATATTGATGAAGTGGCATTCAATTACTGGAGGTATAACGGGGCGGTGCAGGAGAAGATTGTCAGAATCCATTATACCTGTTCAGCGGATAACAGCAAGGCTTTGAATAAGGCGGTTCTAGAGAGAACACTCCTTGATGATGGCGCTTTTATGGTATGGGAAATCTTACCGGATAAGATAGATGAATTTGCAAATAGGACAGAACTTACCAATGCAACGGATCCGGAAGTAAACCTCATTAAATATCTGGAAGAAAAACAGGTGGATCCGGAGAAAATACAGGAATTGATTCTGAAAGCAAGACCAATTATCGCAGAGGCAGAGGCGAGTATAACAGCGGCTGCCAACACAGGAGTATTTGAGCCGGTTGAGATTACAGTTAAGAATTACCGCAACTATGAGGAAGAAACCTTTAGTTTTGAGGATATCAGCTTTTGCACCATCAACGGACAGAACGGAGCAGGAAAGAGCAGCTTATTTATGGATGCTATTATTGACTGTCTGTATGAAGAACCGAGAGAGAGTGTAATCAAAGATGATAGCGGAAAATCCCCATGGCTTAGAAATGACGAAAGCGCCCGTTCTGGTTCGATAATGTTCACATTCCGTATTGGAGAGAAGAAATATCGTGTTACACGAACTAGAGCCCGTTCCGGAAAAGGAACATTGAACATTTCGCAGTTTGTTGATGGAGAATGGAGAGATTGCTCTAAAGAAAGATATAACGATACACAGGCGGAAATATTGAACATTCTCGGTATGGATAGCCTTACATTCAAATCTTGTGCATTGATTATGCAAGACCAGTACGGATTATTCTTGCAGGCAAAGCCGGAGGAAAGAGTAGAAGTGCTTGGCACCCTCTTGGGACTTGGAGTGTATCAGATTATGGAGAAATTTGCTTCTGACAGAGCGAAAGTAAACGGTGCAAAAAGCAGAGAGCTGAAGCAGGAAATCACAATCCATAATGCGACCATAAGTGAGTTTGGTAAGCCGGATGAAGAGCTGGAGCTTTGCAAAACAGAGTTGGAGAGCTTGGAAGTCAGATTGCAGGGGAAGGTATCGGAGAGAGACCAGAAGAAACTTATCCTTGGTAATCAGCAGGCGGCCGCAGAACGACGAGCAAAGGCTCTTGCAGCTGTTACTACTTTGCAGAATAAAAAGACTGCGACAGAGCAAAATAGAGCCACTCAGCAGGCAATCGCAGACAGTTGCTCGGTTATTCTTGCTGGCAGAGCAGAAATTGAAGCAAAGGTAGCTGAAAGAAATACCCTGTTGCAGAGAGAATTGGAGATTGCCGGACAGTCAGCTCTTTACACTTCCAAAAAGCAGGAGGCTGAAAATCTTGCAAGACAGGCGGTGACAGAGCAGGAAATCATTCAGCAGTACAGAATGAAACTTGCACAGAAGGAGCAGGAATTAGAGCTTGCACAGCCTACGGAACAGGATGAGGTTGTCAGACAGAAGGCTGAGGAATACACCCAAAAGAAAGTGAAGCTGGATGAATTGCAGGGAAAGGCAGTTGCATATCAGAAAGCAAAGACCGAACATTCGGCGGCAGTATTCCACCATGACGAAGCTGCAAGAAGATTTGACGCTGAAAAGCAGGCGGCTGATGAAAAGAAAAAGGTGCTTGAAAAGAAAGTGGCAATTCTGAATGAATCCGGTTGTGTGGATATTAACAATGCACATTGTAAGTTCTTACAGGATGCTATTGAGGCAAAGGAGCAGCTGATAACGCATGAGGCTTTGTATGTAGACATTGCCGCCCGTAGAGAGTGTGAGCTTGCCAAGACTAAGCAGATTGTTGATGAAAAGTATGCTGAAATGCAGGCGGTAGAATTTGACGCAGCTACCTTGACGCTTCTCCAGAGCGAATGTGCGGCATTACTGCCTTATGTATCACAGCTTGAAGCAATCAATCAGAGACAAAGCCGTATCGCTTTAATTGAGGCTGATTTAAAACATTTACAGTCAAACATAGCCGAAGCAGAAAAAAGGCTCGCAGAGGTCAAATTAAAGGGCACTCAGGCAGAAACAGAGCGTGATTTGTATGCGAAAGCATTTGAAGAACATGTGCAGGTGCTTAGTTCTATTACTGCATTGGATTCATGGGTTGAAAAAGAAAAGCAGTTGCCTGTTGCAGAGGAAAGAAATAGCACAGCATTGAACAGAGTATTGGAGCTGACAGCAGAACTGCTCGGTATTGATACGGAAATCACTGAAAGACAGGCTGAGGCTGACAAGGAAATTCTTGCAATGAGCGGCATTGAGGAAGTGCAGGCTATTGTAAATGGACTGGAAACCGAAGTGAATGCTATCAACAGTATGGTAAAGGAAAAGCAAATGCGTATCGGTGCTTTGCAACAGAAAGCGGAGCAGATTGCGAAGCTGAAACAGGAGATTTCAGTATTGCAGGATAAGCAGGTTGAATACGCAAAGGAAACTGCAGATTATGACACGCTGAAAGTGGCATTTAGCCAGAGCGGTGTGCCACATCAGATTATCCGTTCTATTATTCCGCAGCTTACGGCAACTGCCAATACTATTTTAGGTCAGATGACCGGAGGCAAGATGGGTGTGGAGTTCCGTTTGGAAAGATTACAGAAAAACGGAAAGGAAAAAGTATCACTCGACATTTTCATTGAGGAATACGGAAAGTCGGTACTGCCTTATCTGTCGAAATCCGGTGGAGAAAAGGTTAAATCCTCTCTGTCCGTAATCCTTGCACTTGCAGAGATTAAATCATCATCTGCCGGCATTCAGCTTGGAATGTTATTCATTGACGAGCCACCGTTCCTTGATGGAGACGGAATCCAGGCATACTGTGACGCACTGGAAACTATTCAGAATAGATACAAAAACATAAAGATTATGGCAATTACACATGATCCGACTATGAAAGCCAGATTTCCACAGAACCTTGATGTTGTGAAGACAGATAGAGGAAGTAAGGTTATTTATTAAAA